GTGTTTACTTGTGGGATTGAAAGTTCTAGTTTCATAGCTTGGGTGTAAAGGTTTGTGGAAGCCAAGGAGGAACGGCTTTCACGGGTTGATTGGATTGTTCCTCTAGCCGTGATTCTATTATGTTCTTTCCATCAAGCATAGATGCCGATTTGATCCAATCAATCACGTTTTGCTCTGTCACTTGCTCAAAAGGAATATCACCCTTTTCGGTGAAATACCAATTTCCCTCGGTATCTACTTTGCCGTTGGAAACGTAGTATTTGGCCGATGTGATTTGGCCATCCTTTTGCTCAATGTCTAAGATTTTCCAATCCATTAGGCCACCCAAGGCAATTTAGGGGTAACCACAGTAGGATTGATCTGTGCGTTAATCATGCCATCCAATGCGGTCTGTGTTGCCGTTTGGTCAACGCCATTTTCATAAATCCAACTTAATACCTCTGCCTGTGTCAAATTGGCATAAGGTATGTATTGTTCATTAGGGTTGTAAACAATGTTGCAAGTGCTATAAATCCTTGCGGTGTAGGGGACTGTTTGACCATTGACCTCATGGGTTTGGTCGCTTGTCGCAACACATTGCCAATGGGCGCAGAACACGCAATCGGGTTGTGGTGTTGTAGGATATGCGTCTAGCGCAGAGATTGACCATACATAAGTGTTTGCCATTATTTACTCTCCAAAGTTGCGATACGTTGTTTAAGGGATTGAATTTCTTTAATCATCATTGGGACAAGTTTGGAATAATCCACGCCCATCATGTCTTCAGGGTTTTTAGGCAAAGATACTGCATAAGGTGCTACTTCCAACAATTCTTGTGCAATCATTCCGTATTCCTGATGACTGCCGTCAGAAATCCAATCGAATGAACGCACTTTAATAGCATCTATATTGCCCTGTGGTGCGTCTACTATGTTTGTTTTTAGACGTTGGTCAGATGATGTATTAAATGCCGTAGATGACGTTGTACATGAAATTGTCCCAATAACAGTTCCACCATTGTTACAAAATACTGCCGCAAAATAGTTGGCATTCGTGACTGGTTGTGTTGTCAAACCATCCGAATAAGTGCCTGAATTACACGCAACAGATAATTTTCCATAATGGTATGCGCTCGTAGTCCCCACTAACAAGTTTTGACTTGTATCTATACGCATTGCTTCCGTAGCAACAGTTTGAAATACAAGTGGATGCACTGTACCTGTTCCAATCTTTCCAAAACCTGAACCTCCATCTGTTATAAAAGATGAAGTGATTAAAGTGCCACCACCTGTATAAGCACTCATCGTAAACTGAGAATAGTATCCTGCTCCAGTTGACGAAAAAGTTCCGTTTGTATATCCAGATGAGTTAACTTGAAATTGACCTGATGGGCTTGTTGTTCCTATACCTAGTGCGCCAGATGTGTTGAATCGTGCAACTTCTGAATCGTTTATTAAAAATCTTAACGGAATAGATGTTCGAGTTCCAACAAAAAATGATGTTGATTGATTAGATGAACGGACATAAGAATTGTTAGCATCTGAACCAATATCTAAATAATAAGAAGATGATCCATTACCAATATATGTGCTACCCCTAACATCAAATACAGAACCATTCCAAGTCAACGCAGACCCAGTAGCCAATGCACTTGTAGATGACGCATACACCACACCATTGGCGGTGAATGATGTCAGGTTTGTTCCTCCGTTAGTCGTTGCTAGTGTGCCTGCCAATGTGACTGCGCCAGTTGTGGCGGTACTTGGAGTAAATCCTGTCGTTCCTGCGCTAAAAGAAGTCACACCACCCGTAGATGATGCCCATGTAGCAGTCGTTCCATTTGAGGTTAGAACATAACCATTTGTACCAATTCCTAGCCTTGTAGCGCTATTAGTACCGTTTCCAATAATCAAATCACCAGTCGTAGTGATAGGAGATAAATTATTGAATCCACCAGACGCTGACGAAGAATTTGTACCACCATTGGCAATCGGTAAAGTACCTGTCACACCTGTTGTTAAAGGCAATCCTGTTGCGTTAGTTAAAGTAACGCTTGTAGGTGTTCCCAATACTGGTGTTACCAATGTAGGAGAAGTATTCAGTACATTAGAGCCAGAACCTGTGGATGTGGTCACGCCTGTACCACCATTAGTTACAGGCAAAGTTCCAGTCACGCCTGTTGTTAAAGGTAAACCAGTAACATTAGTCATCACGCCGCTAGCTGGAGTACCAAGAGCAGGAGTTACTAGGGTAGGACTCGTAGCCAATACAACAGCACCCGATCCCGTGGTGCTTGCCAACATGGTTGTAGTTACAGTGCCTGTATCACCCGTTGTGACAAAAGTGCCCGATACGGCGGGAACGGCAATCGTAAAGCTAGATGCGGTGTTTGGGCCACTAACGGCCACTTGACCGCCTGATGCCGCTTGAAAGACTAAATTTCCCATGATTTCCCCTTATGGCGCAATATAAATTGCGGAAACATACAACGCACCCGTGGATGGGTTATATTTTAACTTTGTTGATGATGTTGTGGCGGCATTATTTCCGCTTGAATTTGATACAAACACGGGATAATACGTTGCGTTGGTGCTTGTGTTATCCGTGATCGCTATATTCGTTGCATTTGTGGCCGTGGTTGCCGTTGTTGCGCTACTTGCATTTCCCGTTAAAGCGCCCACAAACGTGGTGCTAGTAACGGATACAAGACCCGCAATCGTTGTGGCCGATGATCCCAACGAAATTGCCGTTGTCCCAACTGTCACACTAGAATTATTAAGTGCTGAATTGGGAATAGATGTTAGCCCCGCACCCGATCCGCTAAACTGTGTGGCCGTAAACACGCCCGTGCTAGGATTAAATTGTAGCTTGGTGCTAGATGTGTATTCGGTGCTTAGATTACCCGCCGTTTGGTTGGCAAATAATGGGTATCGCGTGCCGTTAGTAGTGGTGTCATCGGTAACTGTAACGTAGGCCGTTGGTGACACCCAACTAGGCGCACTTGATCCATTGGATTGTAAGACTTGGCCACTTGTGCCCGCCGCCGTGAATCCGTAAGCCGTGCCCGTGCCATAAGCAACCGCACCCGCCGTGGGTGTTGCCGTGCCATTTGTGCCGCCATTCGTTATAGCCACTTGGCCAACGATATTGCCCGCTTGAACCGACAAATTGCTTTTGTTGACGTAGATTTGACCACTAGAATTTACATAAGAAACTGTGCCGATTTTGACGGCATAGCCCGTGGGCGGTATCGTGTTTTGATAATAGCCCGCCGAATAAGGCGATAAATAAAGCGTATCACCAACTGTATAAGTGCCCGTGTTAACACCCGATACAACCCCAATCGTGGTCACATAGCCCGCCGTGCCCGTTGGAATAGCCTGATTTGCCAATCCAATCACGTTGGCCGTGGTTAAGCTATTGGCGATGGCCAAAGCCACGCAAGGATAAATAAATCCGCTAGATGTGCTAGTGATGTAAACGGGTTGGCCAACATTGATTGTTGATCCCGTGTTGTTGTAAACCTTTAATTGAATTTCTTGCCCAATGTGCAATTCATTATTGGTAACCCCGTTGTAATAGGCCAAGGAATCTTGCGCTTGGTCATAAAACAATTCGCCCTGTGCGTAATTGGGCAAAGATGATTGGGGCGTAAATGTCGCGTAATTAGAAATCGTGGGGTTTGCTAGGCTTGCGCCCGTTGCCAATGCTAAAACCGATCCCGATCCACTTGTTGAATAAGATGATCCCCACGCCGATCCCGTTGAATTGGGTATTCCCGATGCGGGATAAACCATAGGCGCGGTATTGGTGATCGTCACCGCACTTGATCCGTTATAGCTTGTGCCGCTTAGATTTGATCCAATCGTTAGCGAAAACAAATTTCCACCCAAAGCCACGCCCGAAATTGTGGAATTGGCCAATTGCGCGTTGGTGATTGTGCCACTAAGCGCGGTTGTTGGAATCGTTGTTGCGGCCGTCATAGCACCCGTGCCGTTGCCGTAAACATACCCCGTTAGCGTTGTTGCCCCCGTGCCCCCATAGGCCACCGCTATGGTGCTTGCATTCCAAGTGCCCGCCGTTAGCGTGCCAACACCCGTGATTCCCGTGTAAGACCCGCTTACAAGGCTAGATGAAATCGTGCCACTTGTGATTTGTGATGCGGCAATAGCAATATTCTGTGATGTTGCGCTAGTGATTTGGCCTTGGGCGTTGATCACAAAAGTGACTGTTTGGCTTGCCGATCCATAGCTTGCGGCCGTGACACCCGTGTTGGTGATGCTAAATGTATTGGATGATAGCGTTAGCCCCGTGCCCGCATAATACGTTGCCGATCCGCTAAATTGCACCCAAGGCATTGCGGTGACACCGATTGTGCCCGTTTGTGATGCCGTGCAAACCCATCCCGTGTCGGCTTGCCCGCCGTTTAAAAGCACTGTGTAAGCGCCTGGCACTTCTGACCATACATCCATATCAACCGCACGCGCCCACGCCGTTGATGACGCGATATAGATGCCGTTTTGTGATGATGTGCTTTGATTCTTGACTAAAACCCGATCACCCGCCAATGTGGTGTATCCATCAATGGTTTGTAGCCCCGAAAGCGTGATGTTTGTGGTTGTGCCCACTTGGCACGCCGCCTTTGGGCCAAGCCCTTGGGCAACCATATCCACATAATATTTATTGGCAATATCCGTTGAATTAGCGGGCGATGTGGTGATCGTGCCCGTTGTTGTGGATATGCTTGTAAAAGCCCCCGTAGATGGCGTTGTAGCCCCAATTGGGCTTGAATCTATGGTGCTATTGGTGATTGTTAGCCCACTTTGAATAGGGTTAATTGTGGCCGTGAAAGGTTGGCCCTGACCGATGAAAGTCTGAAACGTGCCATCGACCGAAAAATACGCCTGAACGGGCAGTAGGTTTTGGTCAACAGTTTTGTTAGGGCCAACCATGTTAGCTTTGATCGCCAACGGCCGTTACATAAAGCAAACCCGCCGTGCCACTATTACTGATCGCTGTCATGTAAAAGGGCGTTGTTGGGGTTGCCAAGATAAGGGGAGAAGTCATACCCGCAGGCAAAACATAATCCCCTGGTGTTCCATCACTCGGAAACGTTGCGGCGGGGCATGGCGAATAATTCGCAAACTTAACCGCAATAGGCGATGCGCCCGTGTTTAGGAATGAGCAGTAGTTGATCTGATCGTTTGTCTGATCGTCAACCAAAGTGCTTGAATGGGCACTATTGGTGACGCTAAGACAATACGTCTGACCCGCGTTGCGTTGGACTGTTGAACCAGCCATATTTACACCACATTCGCGGGTAAGGGACTGTCTTCAGGCGATTTCACGTTAACCAACAAGTTAGCGGCCGTTTGGGTGACCGATCCACCTGTGAGGTTAATCAAGCGAACTGTGATTTGATCGGCCGTGTTGGTGTAAGCATTACCAACCGCAACGCCTGTAACCATTGCCGCATCAACTGTGACGTTGATCATGTCTGTGGATTTAACACCGAGGCATGAAATCGTGACTTCAGTTGTTGTAGTGGAAAAAGTGGTGCTTGGTAATGTCAATTGAGCGATGGAACTGCTCAACAAATTACCACGGGTAAGTGTAGTTTTGGACATGATAATTCCTTTAAAACATGATTATTGTATAACAAAATGAAAAAAAGCCACCCCTTTTGAGAGTGGCTTTCTGTTTATTTACTCACAAATTAGGGTAAAAATGTGAGGTCATAGCCGTAAACAAATACGTCACAAGTCGCTGCAATTGTCGTTCCCACGTTGACATACATCGTAGATGGGTTGGAAATAGCGGTTGCGGGATTTGTCGCGGTTGAGGTTGTCACATAAGGACCACCTGTGTTGCTAGTCAAAGCAGCGGTAGTCAATACTGTTGAACCTGTAGCAGCTGCGCCTGTGTAAACACCAACAGTAGCCGTAGCAATAGTGGTTGTTGATCCACTAGAGTTCAAGCCATTGGTGATTAGCACGCTAACGGGCACAAATTTAGTCACATCAACTACTGTCATGGCTGTATCACCAGCCACGGCCAAGTTAACGGATTGTGCTGATGCAATCAAACGCAAGGCTTGGTTTGTGGCCAAGTTTTGTGGGTGATTGCTTACTGTGGTTGCTGGTCCTGGATTACTCATGTTAGTTTTCCTTTAAGTTAATTAAGCTGCAACACGGCAAGCCAACTCAGGATAGAGTGGGGCCCAGCCATATAGCACATCAAGTCTTGTCGGTATCGAGTCATTATTGCATCCTGTTACTTTCACCTTTCGGCTACTGACCATTTTCATGGCGGGGTTAGTTCTTCGACTTACCCTCTAGAACTTCTTTTTTAAGTTACGTCCTAGTTCAGACTATCGCATCATCCACTTGGGATGTCCTCTCACTTAGTCGTTCACGCTGCTTTTTATCGCTTGCGCCCTGTTGTCCACTTCTGGAGTTCCAAGTCAATCAGAGAAGATTTTTCCGTAACACCTTACAGTATTAGGCCACCAATGCAAATGACGAATCATTTGCAACGTTAATGGTATATTGACGAACGACACGCATTGACAAACCGATTTCCTTGTCGGAGGCACGACCAGCAAAGTGGACACCCTCTGGCAACTCAAGATCGGCCACTGCCAATGTAAACGCATTGCGGTGCATAATGATATTCTGTGGTGACACAGTACCAGTATTGTTGAAAGGTGTTACTGTAGAAGCACCAGCGTTAGTCACGCTAACGTTCTGGAACTGACCAGCAGTAATCACGGCAGGGCTAACAGTCACGCTAGTTGTACCAGATGTTGCCACAGTAGCGGCAGCAGTCACGACAAAGTTGCGTAGCTTGTTAGAACCATAAGCCTGGCGGTTCTGGGGGTTGACAGCGTACACGTTAGCAATTTGGATAACGTCACCAACGTTCAACGATGCACTTGCAGTTGTTGCTGACAAGGCGATAGTTGAAGATGATGCCCAACCAGAGGTTAGAAATCCAGTTGCAGTCGATGTATTGCAAGACAACACGGCAGTTGAATAAGAACCGAATGTTTGTGAAACAACGTTCTGATCCATCTTCCAGTTCATACCAGCAGAGTCACGACCCATCAAACCCTTGCGATACTGCTCGCCAATAGCTTCTTGGGGCACAAATAGACCCTTCAAAGAATCAACGATTGTGGCGCTTGTGAAAGGTTCAACAATACATGATCTACGGCCGTCACGAGGTGCGCCTTCAGCGTCCAAGTAAGCAGCAGCAGTCAAATATGTGATCAAGCCAGTGGGAGGCGTTCCAGCAGTACCGACAATATTAGCGGTATTGTTTTTGGCCATCACAAGTCCATCTCTGTCAATCTTATTCGCAATTGCAGCACATTCTGTTACTTCGGCTTTCGCTTACTGACCATTTCTGGCGGGTTAGGTTCTTCGACCTATCCTCTCTGACTTCATCTAGGTTATATCAGAGTTCAGACTATCGCATCACCCTTAGGTGTCTCCCCACTTAGTCGTTCAGGCTGCACAGATTTCTCTTGCTTGCCCCTTGTTAGCCTCCTCAGGCCGTCCAAGTCAATCAGGGGTGATTTTCTACGTTCTTAGTGAACGTAGCCGCTACTGTTAACGGCTGGCTTCAATACACGATCAGAGAACATATCAAGACTTAGCGCCAAATCTTGCGTGGTGAATTGAGTATCAACGTGGAATTGAGTGCTCAAAGTCACTGGTACGCTAGACTCGTTAAAGTCTTCAACATTCAAAGCCGGGCCTGTTGTCCCGATGAACCTTCCGGGTCGTCTCACATTTCAAACCCTGTTACTTTCGGCATTTCAGCCTACTGACCATTGCTGGCGGGGAAACTTCTTCGAATCTCCCTCTGTGGTTTCATGCTTAGTTATAGCCACAGTTCAGACTATCGCTTACACCTTTCGATGTCCCTCTCACTTAGTCGTTCAGGCTGCTTTCGCTTGCCCCTTGTTACCTACTACTAGGACTCCAAGTCAATCAGAGAGGGTTTATACACAGCAAATATGATCCTACTGTGTTGCCAATTTTGGCTCCGACAACCGCGAACTGCAGGTTTATAGATCGTCGTAATTTCTGTCAACTTCACTTGTGAAAGTCAACTCATTTTCCAAAACCATCAACGCCTCGTTGGTGATCTTGGATATCGTTAAGAGATTATTACTCATTTGATTTCCTTGATTTGAATTTAACGGATTTTGCCCGCCCGTCTAGCTTCTTTCCAAGCCTGGTATGTGCCGTGAAAATCTCCACTACTGTTAATAGGGATATCTGCTTGACCACTACCTGCCTTTAAGGGCCTGATCGGTGCTGGCGCTTTACTTTTCACTACAGTCTCTGGTTTGGCTTCACTTTTCTCGTATAGCTTTTCAAGTTTTCCTATTTCAATCAAAGCCTTTCGCGTGGGCATTTGTGCCAGTTTTTGAGCATATTCAAGGTCCTCTGCAAGGTGATAAAGGATTCTTGGTCCAACATCACTCTCTAAAATAGAATCTCGAATATCATCACTAACTACCACATCAGCCGTGCTTACAATTTCATCGTAGTCAGGTAAATCAGCCTTCACTTTGTCTAATTTGGCAGACCAAGATTGGATAACCTTTTGTCTTTCCTCATTAGCCTTTCTGTTGGCTTCTTGCTGATCACGCTCTTGTAAGGCTTTTTCTGTTGAATACTGCGCCAATGCCTTAGCGTACTCAAACGCATCTTGGAATTGACCAGGTTGCGGTTCTTCGTCAATGTTCTTCGCCTGTTGTGGCGCAGCCTGTTGCTCTAAAGCCCTTAACCTTGCTTCCAACGCTTCTCGCTGTTGGCGTTCTGCTTGCGCTTCTGCCTTGGCTTGCTCACGTTGTTTTGTCAGTTCAGAAAACCTTTTTTCTAACTTAGGGTTCTGCTTCTTTTCCTCTGTAGGTTTGCTTTGTTCTGCCTCTGGTTCACTCTGATCTTCAACTTCTGATGGCTCGGGAGTTTCCTCAACCGCCACATCATCGTTTCTGTCAGCTAAACCAAGTTTATTAGCATAAAACTCAGCTGAGTTCTCACTCGTCAATACTGATGACGCTTCTTTTTCAGACATAGGTTTACCCTAAGAATTAACCCCATGTTCCTCATGGGTAAGGTTTTGTGTAAATATACACGAAAGAGTTACTTTGTCAAATAGCACGCTCAACGGCTTCAGCCTTGGCTTCACGCTCGCTCAATCGGTCTAAATGGCTCAAATAAACGGCTAAATCGGCCTTCATACGCTCGATTTCTAATTGTGTTTGTGTCTTAAGAACAGTATCTTGTGCCGTTGTGTGGACACGCATTTCTGTGTCTTTTTGCTTCTGTTGGTCACGCAACTCAATGTCATGGGCGCGGTTGGTCTCTTTAATAATAACCCGCTTGGTCTCAGCGTCTTGTTTGAGTTGCTCAACGTCAGCCCTGTTTTTAAGCATCAATTGCATACCCTGTAACTGCTGTTGCAGCTGTTGGATAGTGGCTTGTGACTGCTTGAGTTGCATTTGAACTTGTGGGGGAATGGGGCTTTTCTCATCAATTTGGGCCATTGGGTTAGATGCTGCTAGGCGGTCGGCAATCACATCAGCGCCAGGGAAGTCCATGTTTCTAAAGATCAAATCACCCGCCACATTCATCAATTGTGGGTCTTTGGACAACAATGGAATCATGGTCTCTACGGCCTCTTGGCGTTTACTGTTGTAGCCAGGGCCTGTATCCATGACCACATCATACTCGCCCACAGTCACGTCATTGAGTATTTTCTCAACGCCTTGTTCGTCTTGGGCACGCTTGTTAATCTCCACTAAATCAGGTTGGCCATCGTCACCAATGATCCGCATAACCCTAGCGTTGTCGTAAATTGTGGGAACTAAATCAAGAATAATCTTAGCGGTATGCCTGATGGATCGGGTTAGATTGTCGTAATAGTGGAAGTTTGTCAGGTCAACCTGTTGTTGTTGGCCGTTTAAAGCCTTGCCAGACATATTCCCTGCCAGTTGTTGGCTAGGATCAAAGATACCCAAAATTGCTTGCATATCCTGATTAATGCCGTCAGCTGCAGCCATAATGCCCGCAGGCGGTGATTCAGGCTGAATACGGCTAGGCACGGGAGCTGGCACGCCCTCAATGTCCTTTTGCTTGTATCTAAGAACTGGCATGGACTTGATGTTAGCCTGCGCCCATTCGTTCTCGTGGCCCTCGTCTTGGCCTTCAGCAAGCAACCATTTGGCCTTTGGCGCTAACGCAACAGACTCGGTAATGGCCGTTTTCCAGAAGTTATACATCCTTTGTGCGTCTTTGACCTGGCGAATCATGCCGTACTTTTTACGCTTGTTGTCAACAACGAACTCCTCGCCGTAGACTGGCACAATCGGGATAAACTTCCCTGGCCAATCGTATTCTTCCAATACTTGAATGCCCGTACATTTGATCATCTTGACCAATTTCCGCATGGTTGGGCGTTCGTCAACGATTTCTAGCCCACGCAAAATCATGTCATCTTTGCTAAGCGCTTTGGACTTAAATACCTTTGTGCCGTCAGACAACAGTAAAAGCGTATCTTTGATGTGCTCTGTATACCAAAACTCGGCAATCCTGATATCTTCTTTCATCACCCATTCGGCATTACTGTCACCAGTTCCGCGCTGAGTAAAGCCTACGCCTGTGTCGGCATCGGGGTAGAGTTTCTCAAATTCTTTCTTACTAACTACTGTGGTCACCAGGCAGCGTTCAGCGTCTGATCCATCTGGTAGCACTGAATTAGGGTCAAAGTAGACTGTAAAGGGATTGTGTATCTGCTCAATGAAGATGTCTTGGTCAAACGTTTTGTCGTTGATGTAGTCAGTTGTGACCCTCCAATAACCAAATCCGCAGCGCACGGCGTAGTTAAAAGCATTGTCATAAGCATGGTCAGCGTCTGAATTGACCTCGATGTGCCTACAAATGCCGGTCAAAATCTCGGCCACTTTAGCGTCTGATTGACTATTCATGCCGTGGACCTTAATCCGTGGGCGCTGTTGGCGTTGCTGATTGGTCACCTGGCGCACATAAGCATCAACCTTATTGATCGTCAGGCAGGGTCTGGCTTCAAGATTACGACTATTTTGAATCTCTACTGGCCATTGGTCACCAGAACCAAATTTTAAGTCTTCAAGAGCTTCTGAACGATTGTTGGTGTCAGCATCATTGGCAAGTTTCAGGAACTTCTTCGCCATATCTATGCGTGGATCATAATCGTCTTGGTAGTCTGACATAATTTATCCCATCCAATTTGCTGAATAATCGTACGTTGCCTTCTTCTTAACAGGCTTTCTAGGCTCTTGGACCATTAATCCCAGCATTCTGAACGCATCAGCCCCATGCGAATATTGGTCATGCAATGGCGTTCTACTGAACTGCTTGGTGTCAGGGTCAACCTCATACCTGTAGTGTCGTAAACATTGTAAGCCATCCGTTGTGTTTTGCCTATCAAAGTAACACCTTGGGAATATGGTCCTAGCAGCATTAATACTGTCGGCAATTGGCACTCGATCCAATACCCTGACGTTCATTCCTGTAGCTCTCACGATTTCCTCAATGGATCGGCCAGTTCCTAGATTCTTGCTGGCAGCGTCATGGGGCAAATAATGCGTGTCAAACACATAACCAAACTTCTGGATTTCAGCCAGGTAATAGCTAATGGTCTTCTGTGAATCCTCAATATAGCGTAAAACCCTGATTTCCACGCCTATGAACTGCACAAACCAAATGGCGGTACTGTCAGCCCAACCCAAGTCCCAAATCGTGTAGACGGGCTTTATGGGGTCATACGGCACGTTTGTGATTTGGTTGTTGATCTCGGCCATTTGCATTTCTTTGGCAAACACAGCTCCGTCAACTGTCAACCTACACATTCCCTCCCAGACTGTTTGATACGCTTCTGGATCACGATTCTTGAGCGCGTCTTTCTCGTCTCTTAACACTTCAGGAAACCAAGGGTTATCTTGCCACCCGATTTTGACCACTTTGGCGTTGTCTGGCGGGTTAGCAACCCAGCGCCTGTAAGTCTCGTCTGTCTCTAGTTCAGGGTTAAAGCTGATCCAAATTTCGGACTTTTCTTTACGAATAGTCGGTATCAATGTGTCGTAAGACCGCTTGGACACGCTTTGGGCTTCCTCAACCCAACAAATATCCACGCCTTCGTAAGATTTGACGTTGCTGACGTTGTTCTTGAGGCCGACAAAGTTAAATTCTGTGCCGTTCTTGCCCCTGATCGTTCTGTCGGTGATTTCATAGAATTCTGTCAGACTCATGGCCATGATCTGGTCACTCAGCAACTTGTGGACTGAATCCTTAATACTAGTCTGGAATTCACGGGCGCATAAAACCCTAGTGACTTTGGTTGATCCGATAACCAACAACGCCCTAGCAATTCCCCAACTTTTAGCACCACCACGGCCGCCGTACAAAACCTTATACCTTGATGACTCAAATAAACATTGGAGTTTTAGTGGGAACTCAATATTAGGTGTCATTGGGTTTGACAAATGTTACTTGAATTGTTTGTAAAGGATCACCATCAGCGCCTGTCACCTCTTGCTTAACAGTTTCAGACCAACGCATCTGTGCCTTAGTCCACCAAATCAATGAAGTGGTATCTCCAGCAATCGCCTTGCTAAATAGTGTCTTTGCAATCTGTCCATTGGCTTTAGCTTTACCTAAATCAAGCTCAGTGCGGTAATACTTACGCAGCGTCTTATCGTCTATACCAACAAGAATAGCTATTTGCTCGTGAGGCAAGCCTAATCCGCTGGTGCTTTCAACCATCCTGCGGGATTCATCCGTGGGTCTGTGCGGTTCTTGTGGAATTACTGGCATGTTTTATAAAGGGGAACTCGTTAATATTGAATCATTTTGTGTTACTTCTGTCAACAATACTGCTTTCTTTCCAGTAAAGTCTTCCCATCGTTTAACAATAACATCGCAGTATTTTGGGTCAAGTTCCATTAATCTAGCGTAACGACCATTCTTTTCAGCAGCAAGTAAAGTAGTTCCGCTTCCACCAAAACTATCTAAAACAATATCTCCACCTTTAGTATTATTAAGCATTTGGTACTCAAACAAAGCAACAGGTTTCATAGTTGGATGCTCACCGCTTCTACTTGGTCTATCAAATTCTAAAATTGTTGTTTGCTTACGATCCGTTGCCCATAAATGCCCAGCACCATCTTTCCAACCATATAAACATGGCTCATGCTTCCAATGATAATCTTGACGGCCCATAACCATAGATGATTTTTTCCAAATCAAACATTGACGTACTGTCCATCCCGCATCTTTTGCAGCACCTCTAAAATTGTAACCTTCTGAATCAGCGTGCCAAATATAAAAAACAGCGCCTGGCTTCATGTTTAAATCAGCCGTTACATACGCATCACGCAAAAATTGCCTAAATTCATCGTTGCCCATAGCATCGTTTTGAATTTTAAGTGCATCTTTTGTTTTACCTGTGTAGGCAACGTTGTAGGGTGGATCAGTCAACCACATATCCACAAGTTGTCCATTACATAGCTTTTCCATATCTGAAATATTACAAGAATCACCACACATTAACCTGTGGTTTCCAAGCTGATATATGTCACCAGGCTTGGTTATTGGGTCTTCTGGTATCTCAGGTACGGCATCCTCGTCTGTCAGCCCTTCTACTATTTCAGGCTGCAACAAAGCATTTAGCTCGTTAGAATCAAATCCCAGTATTTCTAACGCAAATCCGTCAGCCAATAGCTCATTTAGCTCAATGGTTAACAACTCATTGTCCCAACCAGCGTTCAGCGCCAGTTTGTTGTCTGCAATAATGTAAGCCTTTTTTTGCGTCTCAGTTAAGTCTTTTAGCTCTATCGTGGGTACTTTATCGTATTTCAGCTTACGCGCTGCCAATAACCTTCCATGCCCAGCTATGATGCCGTTTTCGCCATCAATTAGTATTGGGTTAGTCCAGCCAAATTCCTTTATGCTTGCCGCTATCTGTGCAACCTGTTCGTCAGAGTGCGTGCGACTGTTTTTTACATAAGGAATTAGCTCTGATACTAGCTTTTCCTTGATTTGGATCATTTTTTCTTTTTGGTTTTGGCAGCTTCCCGCTTTTCTGAATACGCGATGGCCACGGATTGCTTAACAGGTTTACCCGCAGCAATCTCGGTCTTGATGTTCTTTTTGAACGCTTCTGGCTTGGTTGATTTGATTAGTGGCATTAGCAATTCCAGTTCTTTAATGATGCTTTAGCCCTTTCTGCTGGGCCTTTAGCGTTCTTAACAACCCCTTCCATGCGGGCACAAAAACTAGCCTTTCGACCTTTGTCCTTTTCTGTTTTCGGATTAGGCGCTGGAGATTTAAGATTTGAATTGTTTTTAGCATTGTACTCAGCCCGACCCTTGGCAGTCATTCCCGCACCCTTTTCTGTTGGGTTGTAGGTTTTGCCTTTGCCTGTGGTCTTATGTTCGATGGGTTTGTCGTGCTTTTTCATTTCTTGGCCGTCTTGGCTGATTGTTTGAATGCACCAGCTGTCGGTGCGCCCTTTGTGCCAGGCTTTCGCATGTTCTCTACTGGCTTACCTTCGGCTTTTTTTTTTTGATCCGCTCTTGTTTGGCATGGATATTGGCATAAAGTCCAGATTTCATTCGACTTCCTCCACAAAACAAACATCTTTCCAAGACATCACAATCAATTGATCGTCTTGGTCTTTTAGTTCTTGGTACTTAAGATATTCGTCTTTGTAATCCTTGGCTAATGTGCCAAAGTAAATCTTGTCCCCAACGCTTAAACCCTGTTCGGCTGCTTCATCACCCAAGGCGGTGATGTGGCCTACTGTGGGCGCTTCTGCGGTCTGAATCCACAGCTCGCTCTCTATGCGCTGGATCGGCTTTACAAATAACTTGTCACGCAATGGCTTGATCATTTCCGTGGTCTCCCGCGCTTTGGAGTTGGCATTGTCACTTCTTTCATGCCCATAGCAGAAAAAACGCCCAAGGGGTTAGCCTCGGGCAAAGTCTCGGCAACTGCTTCACCCTCCGAGAGTTTCTTCGCAAATTCACCACACCACTCATTTTGTGAGCGGGTCTTGTAGTCAGGATATCTGCGGCAAGTTCCGATGTCATGCCCCAAATAAAACTTGCATACCTTACAATTGTCTACAGTCATTTCAACTACCCTCTTAGTTGTTGTGATTAGAAATCCCCCAATGTGTTCTAGACTTTGGGGGGTTTCGCTTTACATCGTGTCTTGAACGTGAGGAACGCGTTTGTGCTCGTAAACGTTCTTCTCACCCATGTGGCCCTTCATCTCACCCAAACGGCCGTCATGGTGACCCATGTGGCTGCCGTCACGCTCGCCAAT